CGAATTGCAAATGCGAGAGTTGCTGGTCTACCAGGAATGTATCTCATTACATGTTTAGTCTGTCTGATAACCTTACTACCAGCAGTAGATCCAACTTCCATAATCACATTACTGGAATTGGCATTATGAGTAGCAGTTGCAACACCAGTGACTCTCTCATCCCAAACATCGGTCTCCTTACCATACTGGAAAGTATTAAAGAAAACTGTTTGGAAAGGAGCAACCTTTAGTCTGTTGTTATTAGAAAACTGAGGTCTCCAATCTGTCTGGTTTCCCCAATGATCTGCGATATTATAAACTTCAAATAAAGTTCTTTCTTGATTTAGAAAGTCTTGTGTATTCTTATTCCACTGAGCCATTAATCACTCCACGATAATCTTTCTGGTTGATATCTCTGTGCGTTTTTGATTCTAGAAGTATTTACCTGACCAGGATAGATCTGATGAACAATCGCTCCAGGATACTCTCCTTGAATTTGTTCTGCGAGTTCATTCTTAGAAATCATTGCACCTTCTACTTCTAGACGGTAAAGTTTACCCTCCCACATAACATCAGCAAAGAAAGACTCTTGTGCCTGTTCTGGTTGAGAAGCACCTACATTTAGGGTTCCGTTGAAATCACCGTTGATGGTGATACTTTCTGTTAAAAATTCTTGAAAACTTTTCATTGATCAGCACTTCCAGCGACGACGGGCTTTGCAAATTGCTTTATCGGGGTCTTTTGAGCAATCGATGTTATGCATGTCTTGCTGCCCCTTAGAGCGTGAGCAGAAGGACTTTCTGCGCTTGGCATCCTTACTGCCTGGTTTTGGGTCACCAGTTACAGCAGTTTTAAGTTTGGAACCTGGGTTTTCACGGCGATAAGTATCAACTGCTTTCTGACTCATACCATCAGTTTTATCAGACTTATTGACCTTCTGCCAATCTTCACCTAGATCTTGTCTCCAGTTTGAGAAATTTTCTTTTGCAGTTTTTGTTCTGGTAGTGCTATAAAGTCTTTTATTTCCTACTCCAGGAATAAATTCACCAAGTTCACCTTTTGCTTTATCGTTTTTATCGGTGTCACCATCAACGTCAGTATCAATTCTTTTAACGGCTTTCTTTACTAATTTTTTAAGACTGCCAGATGGAACTTCATGAGGAGTATGTGCTGATGAATGAATTTCGTTTATTTCTTCACCTTCTTTTACACAATTGGGAACTACTTTGTCTCCCTTTTTCTTCATACCAACTTGTTTGTAACCAACCCAACATTTCTCATCGATAGGTTGACCACCTTTGATTGGTTCTGGTTCAATAAGATTCACTGTTTCAATTTCAAGTGCCTTAAAGTCTTCTCTCCAGTTTGAGAAATCGTAACTCTCAGATTTATTCCCCCAGTTATCGGCACCAACTTTACGACACTTAACTAAAGCACCAGAAGCATAAGCACTTGGCCAAACACTATAACGTGACTTTACTTTATTATAACAAGCATCTTTCTTACCACTACCCTTACCTGGTTTGTCTTTTGCTTCAGTTACTTCTACTTCTTCTTTCTTCATTTTCTTCTTTGGATCTGTAGAAACATAAGTCGGTTTTGCGGCACCAGTTTTTTCTTGTTGTCCTGGATCTGCTGCCTTTTTTCTTCTTTGTGCAGAAAGTCTTTCTGCTTTAGTCATACTTGCTCTTTTTGCCGAAGAAACACATTTGGGTGTTCCTTCACCAGGTTCATCACTTGCACAGGTTCCACCTGTTACAACGTTAACCCAACCCTTTTTACCGTCTTTTGATTTGGATTTTCCAAACCAATCACGAAGACCTTCTTCTTTGACAGTCTCTTCGTTGGTTACATAATCTGCTGCAGTATCAATATAATCTGCTGCTTTAGTAATTTTTGATTGGACCCATGCTTGCAAATTACCCTCACCTTTTTTACCCATCTTCTTTTGAAGACGTTTTACAGCATTAGTGACCGTTTTTAATTCTGAACGAGCCATTGAATATTCATGATCTTTCTTTTCTTCGTTCATTTTTTTCTTACGTCCTTGACAATGAGCACGCTGACTAAAACCTTTTGGGTTGTCACAATCAATAGATTTTTTATATTTTTCGGACCAACCCATTATAGGAAAAGATTATTCTTTATTATTTAGAAAACCTTGCTTGAGTAACTTTTGAAGTTCTGATGTTGATCCAACAAATACGGCGTTATTGGTAACATTGTTGGTGGTTTTTACAGACTGATCTTCTACGTCCTTAAGTTTTTTCTGAAGATCAATCAACTTATCAGTTGTATCGGCAACACTTTTAATTAGTTGACCTGCAACTTCATATGCTCTTGGACTTCCACCTTCACCGGCAAGTTCCATAATTCCATTGATTGCTTCCTGACCCTTTTCAATCAATGAATATAAATTTGCACGAGTATACTCATAGTCCTTTTCAATATCTGGACCTTTTGGTTTTACAGCATCTATTTCAGCAGAAACTTTTTTAGCTTCTACAATGTGACTCTCTGTATTGAGAGCTTTGTCGATAGAATCATAATTATCACTCATAATTTATCAAATATCCTCTTGTTGAGTAGGACTGTAAGATTTAGAATCTGAGAAAAATTCCCAACTCTCATTGAATCCAAAATCATCGTCTGGACCAGCATTGATTGGATCGGGAGTTACAGTATATCTCATTTCACGTTTTGCAGTAGAAATACTTGTGCCTGCATAAACATCTGCCTGAACCTTACGAATAAGTCCATCAGTAGATTCTGCAATGGGTCCAAAGAGATAAGTCTTTGCAGTAAATCTTAAAGTATATATCAGTGCTCTTCTGACCGTAAAGTCTCCCTCATAGTCATCTTGCATATCAATACTATCAAGTATAATTGGAATATCTTTCTTTTCGCCAATAGAGTCAACCAAATCTATGGTTAAATTAAAGGATGGTTGAAAAAATGGTAATATTTGCTCTACTATTTGTAAAGCATCATCACTTAATTTAGAATAAATGCTAAGTTCAAATCCAATGTTATATGGAACTGGCATGTAAACTTTTTTTATATTTCCTCCACTATCAGATGCTTTAAATGTTTGTGTTACACTCGATTTTCTTGATGGATCATATTGCAAAGAAATCATTTCAAAAGACATTCTTGGCAATGTAATAGCAATCGGTTTTTGTAAATCTGCTTGCTGTTGTATTTTTGCCAGGAACTTCTGCATTGGTCCATAAGAAAGACCAACCTTAGTTTCGTCAACTACATTGTTGTTTTTGTCTTCATGTCTAATATAGATATTATTAAACAATGTTCCAAAACCAACAATAGTTTTTCTGATAATTTCGTGATAAAAATAAGTTCCTAACATTAATATTCTCCAAATGGATTGCTCTCAGTAAAATCTAATATATTATCTGCCTCAAGTTCTATTTCCTCGTTAATATCATACGAATCCTCATAACTATCATTATCGTATGATTTAAGTATATAGGTCGCTGAAGATTCAGAACCTGTAATTGTTTCTCCAGCAGAAAATTGTCCATTATTGATTGCAACACGAAGTTCAATTGGTGGATCAACCGAATTAAGATCTGTTCTTCTCTTGAATTCTCTAACAACAGCAGTAGTTCCAGAAAGTGAACCAGTTACAGTTTCGTTGTATACAAAGGTTCCTATACCAGTTGTAGATACTCCACTTACTAACACCGTTGGTGCTTCTGTGTATCCATAACCAGCATTTATAAGTTGTAAAGAAGATACGCCTCCATCATTGTTAAGAACTGCATATGCCGTTGCAGTTTGTCCAACAGATGGACCGATTGTTACAGTTGGTGAAATATAATAACCACTACCAGCAGTAGATATGGAGAGATATTGTATTCCATTATCAACAATCACTGCTGTTGCAGCTGCCCCAATCCCATTTCCGCCAGTTATTGTTACTGTTGGTGGATTGGATGAGGTATAACCAGAACCTGCATTTGTTATTCTTATGGATTTTACGGAACGAACACCTCCGATAGAAGTTGTTATGGCAACAGCAGTTGCTGTAGTTCCACTTGTTGGAGGTGCAATAGTAACATTTGGTGTTGATGTATAATTATATCCATCTTCATTTAAAATAATTTGACCAACCATTCCAACGCCACCAAGAGTTGCCGTTGCTGTAGCAGTTTGACCAATGCCTTCAAGATTTAAAGTAGTAATGTATCCCTCATCTTTAACAGTATTATCAATCTCTTCTATGGATGTATCAATATCTTCATTTTCATATTCGTAGAGTTCGCATAATAGTTCATAAACATATGTTTTTCCCAATTGGTAAAATGGTTTTTCTAATTCTACATGTTTAATTTCAAATAATCTTTCTCCAAGAGGGAAATATATTAAATCCCCCTCTTTTGGTCTTGTAACTAGTTGTTCTTCTTGGTCGGTAATGTCTCCATTACTAATTCCCAAATTAACTGCCAATAAAAATGGAGAAATAAATTCCTCAAATCTTTCGGATGATATAATTAATTTAATTTCGTTTTTCAATCTCAATCCAAACTTTGTCATCAAATCACTTCCTGGAGCATATCCTTCGTAATTGTCCAAATATGCTTCAATAATAAAGTTATCATCAAACTTGGATGTTTCAACTTCTCTTAAAACATCATCTATTTCTAGATATTTTCTGGGAAGATAATAGACATCAATGCCATAGATTTTTAGATGTTCGTTAATTAGATCCTGAACTAAGAATTGCTCTC